GCATCGGATAATCAACCTGGTCGTTTCCGGCCGACACGATCCAGTTGATGTTGGCGCGTTTTAACACCAGCGGCCGGTCGTAGCGGCTCGGGTATGCCTCTATGCTGCGATACAGCGCCCCGGTCTCAAATGCTTCCGATAGCACCGTTGCACGGGCCAGGCGCTTTACGCGCTTTGCGGCCCGGCGGTTGGTCCCTTCGATGGCGCCCTCAATGCGCTCGACCACCGGCGCGGCGTTCCAATCCACCCGTGCCCCGGCGACTTTGTCAACCCTGCGCCTGAACCCCGCACTGCTTTTCATCCGCACCAGTGCCATCAGATTTCCTCGGTCGCCATGATTTCCTGGTAAATGTTGCGCTCGTCCACATTGACGATGCTCTGGATGTCGAAATACCGCGTGCCGAACTTGATGCGCATTTTCGGATGCAGGCCGTTCTGATACCGCACCCGGATCTTGTGGGTCAGTTCGTTGTCGAGCTTCATGCCCTCCATGCGCTCGGTGCCGCGCAGCGGCCAGATGGCCGCCCATGCGGTGATCGAGTCGGTCCAGGTCTCGTTGCTGTGGCCCCAGGTGTCATTGGCAACGGTGAGCTGCTGAAAAACGATTTTATGTCGCAGGCTGCCGGCTCTCATAGCGTGTTTAGCCGATACATGGTCAGCAGGTTGTCCGCCGTGTCCATCGAGGCAAAGCTCATGCCGACCAGGTGCGTTTCGCGGTTTTCGTACAAATCGGCAATGATAATTTTCATTGCGTGGCGGATCGGCATCGGCACGTCGCTTGCGTTGTCGCCGTAGCCGCACACGAACTCCACCTCGATCGGGTTTTTCGGGTGCAGCACCTCGTTGGGCCAGGTGTAGCCGTCCTCCAAAACAATGCGCCCGCGCAGGCTGTCGGTGTCCACCGAATACTCGTCGGTGCTCCAGGTGGTTTCGCTCGAATCGGTGTCGGTGTATTTTACCGCCGTCACGCTTTGCAGGCTGCCGAACGGAAGCTCTAGATATTCACCGGCCGGCCAGTCGTCGAAGTAGGCATACCAGGTCTGGGTGATCAGTTTGCGCCAGGTGTAATCCTCGACATAGCGACGGGCGGCATCGATCAGCCCGGTCAGATAATCGTTTTCGTCGTCGTTATCCAGGGCGATGCGCAAGTGCCGTTTTACGTCGTCGATCGTAAGCGGCTCTTTTGTCGGCGCGGTATTAAGCGTGGTTTCCATTTACTTTTTCCGGGTTTCGCGGCGCTCGGCCGGCGCCTTGGCAGCCAGCAGCTTTTCCAGCTTTTCGATGCGCTCTACAAGCTCGTCGCGCACCGCAAAGGCGGCCTTGTCGCCGTAGTGCTTTGCGACCGCTTCGACCTTTTCCAGTTGCTCTCGGTCAAATCCTGGCATGTATTTGGCTCCTTTGTTTTATGGGAAGGCGGGAGGGGGCCTGCAACCCGCCGTGTCAGCTCCCGGCCGCCACACACCCTTTTTCGCAAACTACCGCCGGGCGCCTATCCCATACTTTCCCTGCGGTAGGCGAAAAAGGTGTTTTTCTTCACCACCGCAGTCGTGATGTGGCCGATGTCAATGGACACATCGACATGGATTTTGTATCCGGCTCCGCGGGCTTTTTCCCAAAAGTAAAAGTCCTCGCCGAGCGGTGGCTTTTGGTAAAGATCGAACATGAACCAGGGCTTTTTGATGTTTTCGATCACCTCGATCGACATCAGGTTGCACCCGAACCCGGTGGCATCGACTTCGACCAGCGGATAGTCGGGATTGTCGTTGAGGTTGTAGGCCCACTCGTCCACATCGATGTCGATGTACGGGTCCTGGCCTTTTTCGCACCCGCCGGGCTTGAGCCGCTTCAGCAGCGGGTCATACGGCGGGTTTCTGCGGTGGACCTTGGCGGCGACGATCGGCAGCCCGTGCGCGTACAGCCGCTCGATGGTGTCGGGCGGATACGTCTGGTCGGTGTCGCACCAGAAAATGTGATCGCACCCTTGCAGCAGCGCCTGCTGGCACAGCTCGTTTCGAACGCTGTCTATGGGTCCGTCGCAGTTTGGCATCAGCAGTATGCAGTCGGCGGGCTTGGCCATGCCCACGAACGACTCGACAAATTGTTTATAGTACATGGGAAAGGTGTGCGGCAGCGCGATTCCCATTTTCATAAAAGGCCCCCTTTTGCTTTGTTAGGACAACTGCGTGCCCAGCGCATCCTCGGCGCTTCGCAGGCCGCACAGGATCGGGCCGACGATGGTGCCGTCCACCGGGTTGTTGGTTTTTTCAGTGACCACCATCTGCACGAACTCGTAGCCCTGCTCGGCCAGCTTGGCGGCATCGACTTCGATCACGTACATCTGGTCGGCGCCGGCCGTTGTGGCAAGCTCCTTGGTCTCGGTGGTGGTGCCGTGCGTGTCGCCGGAGGTGATGCGCTTGTAAAGAAACGACACGTTTGCGGAGTTGGTCGCGCTGGCATCGTCGCAGGCGGCGATGTAGATCGAGGCCCGCCCGGTCTCGCCGGCAAGCTGCTGCACGATCCAGACAGCGGACTTGGCGTTTTTCATGCTCACCACATCACCGGCGATTCCGCCGTTATACATATCCTCACCGGCGGCCTGGTTGCTCGAAGTGACGCCCTGCACAAAGTGGCAATGTTCGAGAAGTTTCATGGTATTTCTCCTGTTTAAGTTGCTGAGTGGCGAGCGCCGTCAATGGCGCCCGCCAGCGTTGTTTGGTTATTCGCGAACAGCCAGCTGCACGAAATGCGACAGGGTGTTGGTGCCCTTGAACGGGGTGATCGCGCTCGACAGCATCGGCTGGCCGTCCAGGCGCAGCACGAATCGAAACACCTGCTCGTCATACAGAAAGCGCACGTGGATGCTCATGTCGGCCTTGACGCCGCCCTTTTCGGCCAGCAAGTAGCCGCGCCGGAAGTTGGCCAGCGTGATGTCGCCCTGCGTGCCCACCGTTTCGGCCTGCTCGATTTCCAGAATCGGCTTGCCCATCAGCGTGCCGTAAGGCGATGCGGAAGCGCCACCGGGCGGAATGTAAACCGCCGAGCCACCGCTGCCGACCGAAAGGCTCATCTGGCCGAGCTGCGGGGTGCAGTCGGTGTTGATCAGCCAGACCGCATCGGACTTGGCCTGCGGCAGCAGCCGGCTCCACATTTTCAGGATGTTTTCGTACACGATGGTCGTGGCGGCCTGGCCGCCCTCGATGGCCTGCGCAACCACGCATCCGGCGTTTTTGATGCCCAGCGGCTGGCCGGCGCCGTTGCCCTCCATGATGGCGTCGTCCACCTGGAAGCTGAACTCATCGACAAACGCCTGGCGCACGTAGGATTCCAGCGCCGGGGCATCGTCCATCAGTTCGTCGGTCAGGTAGCAAAGGCCGATCATTTTGTGCAGGTTGAGCTCCATCGAGCGGAACTTGGGCTTGGAGGCGGTAAACTGGGATGCCTCGTCGGCCCAGTAGGCCCGCACGCCGCCCTGGCGGCTGCCGGTGGCCCGGGAGGTTTCGTCCAGCCCGGGGATTTTGATCGAGTTGCCCACGGTGATCGGGATCCGGCGGCAGCGGGAAGCCAGCAGGCCGGTGTCGAACACCTCGCGCATGATCTCGTTGGCAAAGTCCTGCTGCACCAGAAATCCGCCGTCGCTGGGCACTGAAACGCTCATGCCCTGGGCGGCGCGCTTTTCGGCGTCGGCGATGCGCAGGCGCGGGTCGATGTAGCCGTTGGGAAGCCCGGCGCGCATGACCGCCTGGAGCTGTTCGCCCCAGGATGCGAAGTGATCGCGCTTTTTGCGTTTTTCTTCTTCGGGGTCCACCTCGCCGTCGTCGTCGGCTTTGGTCTGGCGGCCCTGCGCCCGGCGCAGCCGCTTGTCGGCTTCTTCCTGGCGCCGCAGGGTCTCGATGGTTTTTTCGGTCTGCTCCATTTCGTCCATAACGTCGTTCATCAAGTTGACTTCATCGAGATTCGGGTCACGGTCTTCGTGGATGCAGTTTTGCCGAATGTTGCCGAGCTTTTTGTTCAGCTCCTGCAAGCGTTCCTGGTATTCGGTAACGGTTCGCATAATAACCTCGCTGTTAGTTCAAAAGTTTTTCCATTCTTTTATCCAGTGCCTTTAGCCGGGCCTCGGTTCGACTCAGGGTTTCCTGGTCGGCCGCGCCTTGCCCTTCCCCGTCGGCGGGCGGTTCCGCATCCGCATCTGTGGAAGAGATTAAACTTTTTCTGATTACATCCAGCACCGCGCCGGGGTTTTCGCGGACAAGCCGCTCGAACTGAGCGGCATCCACGGCGTGGATGTCAAATACCGTAAAGCCGGGCTCTTTGGCCTGCTCCATGCTGCGCAGGGCCACGGAGGTGTCCGGGTAGGCCGGAAAGGTAACCGGGCTCACGTCGAAAAGCTCGTCGACCTCGATGATGGTGCGGGTGATCGGCTCGCCGCTGCGCTCGTTGTCCAGGCCGTCCCACTCGTCCCTGCCGACGATAAAGCCGAAAGACTGCTCGCGGATGTCGCCGCGCTCGATGGGCTTTAGCACCAGGTCGCGGATGATCGCGGTGTCGGGCGGGTCGATTTCCATCCAGAGTCCGTTTTTGTCTTCTTTGATCCGCAGCGTGCCGGCGCTTTGGCGGCCCAGCACAAAATTGGAGTCGTGATTGAACAGCCCGCGCACATCGGACTTGCCAATGGCCTTTTTGAAGGCGCCGGGCTTGATTTTCTCGCGGAATCCGCCCAGGTCCTCGCTGTATTTGTTGAACACGGCGGCATATCCGGTGATTTTCGGACCCAGACCGTCGGCGCGCTGCTCGACGTTTAGTTTTTCAAATTGAAAAATGCGGGTCTCTTTTTTGCCGTCACCCTGCTTTGGCTTCATTTTCGATTTCCTCTTCGGCCGGCACGATCTTTGCCAGGTGCCAGTGCGGCAGGACCGTGTATTTGACCTTGGGG